AGGACATTCGAGAGGTTTAGTAGGTCTAAATTTACTATTTACCCAAGGAATAGGTGGTAAAATATTTTTAATATATTCATAAATCCAATAACCGATACCAACACCAGATATTGAACTTAAACAACAACATAAAAAAATTGATATAAAAATTATACTTATAATTAACTCTATACTGTTCATATTATATGATGATAAAAAATATAATAAGTAAAATAGAAAAAATATTAAAATCAAATTTAGAAAATAAAAGATTAATTATAATAAAATTTATATTTGATATTTTTATAGAAAATAATAATATTTGGAAAAAAAATAAATCAAATCCATTATTATATACATATTTTACACCAATTTTATTAGTATATTTTTGGACAAATGATAATGTATTAACTAAAAAATACAGAAATTTCTTAACATCATTTTCATTTTATAAAAATTATAGAACACCGATAGAACCAAAAGAAATGAAAGAATGTTATTCACATAAAGGAGATAGTTGTATAAAAGGAAATATAAGTAAATTAATAAATAATTTTACATATTTAATGAAATTATATATATTTATAAATACAATAGCATTTATAACAAAAAATAGAATAAATATAAATAAATATAATAAAAAATCATTACAAGAAATTATAATTTTAAGTATAAGAAGTTCATCATTTTTAAGTTTAGAAATATTTATAACAGGAGTATTAGGATGTATAACATATAATATAAAAAAGAAATACACTAAATATGATTTATATTATATAAGTTTTATATCAAGTTTTAGTATATTTATAGAAAGTTCTAAACGAAGAGAAATAATAAATAAATTAACAATAAATAATTGGGCAGATTGTTTATTAGAAAATTCATTAATACCAAAAAATAATTATTCATATGATTATATAATTTCAATACTTACATTATATTTTATATATAAAAAGAAATATATAAGACTATTAAATATATATTTAATATAAATAATATAAAAAAATAAGAATAAAATAAAGTAAAATGTCATTATTAGAATTTGCAAAGATGCGATTAGAGACAATGAGAAAAGACGAAAGAATACCAAAAGAATTAAGAAAGAAATTACCAGAAACAGTAGATAAACCATCCCAATACGGATGTGGATTTTATTTACCAATAGGAGATAAAATAGTAGTATCAATATTTTATCCGATATATTGGAGTGAATCATTTGAGCAATTTGAGATAGCAGTAGGTAGATATAGAGATAATGGGGAAATTTCAGTAGTAAATATGGAAAGTTATGGATGGAAAAACGCAGCGATGAGATATAATAATGAAGAGAGTAAATTTATAAAGGATATAATATTAATATATAAAAATCCACCACCAGATTTAGTATATGAAACACCAGAACAACCAGATTATGGTCAGGGAGCAATAAAAGAGTTTATAGAACCACGACAAATTGAATTATTAAAACAATTAATTCCGATATTACACAGTCAATTAGAAAAACTATGTTTAGATGAAACACATAGATTAATAGAAATAGATAATCAGGAAAAATTAAAAAGAAAAAAACAAGCAGGATTACAAACTACTGAAGAAAATGATAATAAATAACAACAATATAATATATTTTTGTAAATATATTATATAGAAGGATCGCCAGTTAAAGATAGATTAGAAGAATGTTTAAATAAATTATTAATAGAAGATGGAGATTTAAGATCAGAACAGATAATATTTATATTATTAGATAATTTAATATTTTTATTCATTGGATATTGTATATTATTAGATATATTAGTAATATTATTTATATTTGACATATTATTAATATTTAATTTATTTATATTAGTATATTCTGGTATAATAAGTTCATTTCTTTTTTCTTCTAATATATTTTTACATAATTGGAGAGCATAACAAACAGTATTATATCTAATATATAATGAAATTAAAGAAGTAATTTGTAAATAATTATAACCACTATACATATATTCAGGAATATTTGTTTTTTTAGAAATATTTTTAAAATAATTGTCAATTGATATGTTTTTTATATTATAAAAATTTTTATTATCATTATTATTAATAAAAGTGATAAGTTTATCTAAATTATTGATTATAATATTTAGATCAGATTTATTAGACAAAGATAAATTATTTAGAATAGAATCATAATAATTATCATTTTCTAATTTAGTTGATTCAGAGTCAGTTTTAACGAATTTTTTATAAATAGAATAAAAAACATATTTATATTCATCATCAGATTTAAATTTATTAAATAATTCTTCATTTAGAAATAAATATAATTTAAGATTAAAATCATCTAATGGAGTTTTAACCCATAATTGACAAGTAGATGTTTTATTATTTAAAATATCATTTAGACAAAAATTTTTATAGTCAGTTTTTACAAAAATATCATAATTATTATAAATATTATCAATGTTATCTAAATTAGATTTTTTAACATAAACTGCTACTGCAAAATATACTTCTCCTAATTTAGATTCTTCATTCTTAAAGGGCATTGAATGTCCTGATACTGATATTGCAATTGTTGCATTGGAATTAATTAAACCACCAACAGCCATTTCAATTACACATTGTTTATTATATACATTATTTAATCCAACACCAACTAATAATTGTTTTGCATCAGTATAATAAGTAGTAAATGAACCATATTTAAAAACTCCACCAAATGGAATATTAACTAAAGTAGAAAAAATAAGACCACCAGTTAAAGATTCAATTGTAATTATTTTACAATTATCCATATTAGATAGATAATGTTGTATATTATCATTATTAAAATTTTTAATTAAAATAAGATCTTTAATAACAATTATAAGTTCAGATAATAATTTTGATTTTAATAAATCAACATTTGGATAATTAATATTTGATTCTAATTCAGATTTAATTTGTTGTAAATTTTCAATAGATAAGGGATGTAAGGGACGGTTAATAGGAAGATTACCAAAAAGATTAAAATAATGTTGATTAAGATTAAGTAATAAATTATATAAAAGAGATTCTGATTTTTTAAGATTAGAAGAATAAAATTTAGAATTAAAAGTATTAATTTTAACAGATTGATTAATTTCTAATAAATAATTTAATAAATCTATAGCATATTTGTGGGCTAATGATTGAACACTATTTATAGATTGTAAAGTATTAACTTCATCTAATTGATATTTACCTCCTTTTTTAATGTTTAAATATTTAGATTTATATTTGTTATATTTATGTAATAAATTAGAAGAATTCATATAATTAAATAATAAAAAAATTAGAATAAATAATAATAAACTAAACAAAAAATAATAGATTCAAATGGTAAAATTAAAGTAGAACCAAATAAAAGAGTCAAACTATTAAATAAAGGAGTTTTATTAGAACTAATTATATAAATATTAACTATACTATGAATTAATAAAAATGTAATAGTTACTATAATAAATCCAATATTTTTAATAAAACCAATAAAAGGGAAATAATATCCATTTCTATATTTATTAAAGAATCTAAAATATTTATAATTTAATTTAGTTGAAATATAATTAGGATTCATAAAAATAATAACTAATGCTGAAAACATAATTTTAAAAAGAACAGGCACAATACCAATTAAAATAAAAATTACATGAATCCAACATCTATAAGTAAAACAACCAGAACATTGTTTAAAACTTAAATTACAATCTTGAGGTAAATCATAAACAGTTTGATAACCAAATAAGAAATCATTATTATCATTAGTATAATAAGTGAAACCAATTAATGAAAAGAAAAGAAGAAAGAAAAAAACAAATGGACTAGTATATAACCAAATTAACTGAATTGCATATAATATAGAAGATAAATCTTCAGAATAATTAAATGTAAAAACTTCTTTCATAAATTTAGAATTACATTTATTACAAGTATCATTATTTTGAGATGCAATCCAATCATTAATACAATCTATATGAAATTTATTATTACATTGACAAACAATACCATATTGATTATCTAACAAAGATTCAACATATTTTTTACAATGAGAACAAGTATCATTAACAACATTTTCAATATTATCAATTAAATTATCCATTTAGATAATAAAAAAGAATATATATAATAAAATTAAATATCAATTTTATTATAATTATTTATATATAAATTATATGGAAGAATTAAATTATAGAAGAATTGGACGCCCTATAAAATATAAAACAGAAGAAGATAAAAAAAAAGCTCGTCAAATAGCAAAAAGAAAATGGAATAATGAACATGGAAAAGAATATATGGCAGATTATAATAAAAAATATTATGAATCAAAAAAAGGACAATTAGATAGAATAGAAAAGAAATTAGATAAATTATATAAAGAGTTAAAAAGAAGTGAAAAAAGAAGTGAAAAAAGAAAATCAAGAAGAGGAAGTAGTAGAAGGCATAGTATAAGAAGATAAAATATCATCCAAAAAATAAATAAAATATAAATATATGATATAATGTCAGAAGATAGTATATCATTAAAAATATCAGTATGTAAAATATACACATGTAAATGTGGAGAAAAATTAAAATATTTATATACAGTTACAAATAATAGCACTGTAAATACAGTTACATTACAATCATTAAATGATAGTGAATTTGGAAATATACCAACATTTACACCAACAACATTAGGACCAAATGGTAAAGTAACATTTAAATATTGCACCAAAGAACCATTTTGTAATCAATGCACAACAAGTATAGGAACAGTAACAGGATTATTTGGTTCAACACCAGTAACAGCAACAGATAAAATAACGGTGGTATTAGTAAATAATTGTTGTCATTAAAGTAATATATAAATTATTCATATAATTTATATAAACAAGTAAATAAAAATATAATAATATAATATTTTTTTATTAGTAATAATTATATAAATTATATAATGGTATTTGTCGTAATTGTTGACAGAATATTTAGTGAAGAACAAGTAAGACAAGCAAGATCAGGAAAACCTGGATCTGGAACAGTAGCTGAACTTGAACCAACAACAACGGTTGTTTTACCAATTGGTAAGATTAATGTATTAGATATATTAACTGTAACAAATACTGGTTCAATAAATGGAACATTAACAAAATTAACTGAATATTTTGTAGAATCAACTACCAATGAAGATATTGGAACAGATGTATCAGCACAATTTAATTTACCAACTGGAGGTATTGTAATTGCACCAAATCAAACAGTAACATTAACAAGAACATCTTCTGTTGAACAAAGAGAATCAGAATCATCACAAAAAATAGTAATAAAAGCAGATGGAATATATGATAAACCACCAAATGTAAATGATTATCCAGATATAACAAAATTCAATGGAAATGTAGAATTAATTACAATATTTAGAAATACCGCTACTGATTTAGAATTAAAAGTATTAAATGGATGTAATAAGGATAGTTTTAAATTTGTATATAGATTTTTAACAACAGGAAATTTACAAATAAATACATTAGTAGATTCCGCATTTGGAAATATAACAAATAAAGTAAGTCCAAAATTACCATTAAATATAAGTCAAAAAATACCATTATTTGATTATTCAAACAGATGTATTTTAGTATATGAAGTCCCAAAGAAAGAATTAGAATGTAATCAAACACATGAAATAGTATTTACAGGATTAATAACAGATAATAAATTACAACCAATTCCAATAGTATCAGGAGTAAGTTATGATGTATATACCTTAGATTGTTAGAAATATTATTTTACAAATAAAATTATATTTGTAAAATAAAATTATATATAATATAATATATATTATGTCATTATCAACATCATTAACATATGCACCATCAGAATTATGTCAAGAAAAAGATAATACTGTTAGTTTTACATTAACAGTAACAAATACTAATGGTCAAAATGTTGTATTATCAACTTTAACAAGTAATGTAGGAGGAGATATAGGTTCATTATTAGGATTACCATACTTATTAGGTAATGGTCAAACAATAAATTTAAATTTTACTATTGTATATAATGGTACACCACCAATTGTATCAGATACATTAAAATTAACTGTTCCATCACAATTAGATATAGAGTATATTTTAAATTTTCCAGTAGCACCATGTCCAGAAGAGTTAAATGTTGCAGGACAATTTATTACATTAAAAATATCATCAAAGAGAGTAAAAGATGAATGTTGCAATGATAAACAAGAATATACATATACAATAACAATGCCTGAATTAAGTCAAGTAGAATTTGTAGAATTAACACAATTAGTAGATGATATATTTTTCCCTACATCAGTTCCAGGATTTGTTACAGGAACAACATTACAACCAGGAGAATTTGTAGAATATAAATTTGTAAAAGATTTACCATTTGAAACATGTAATTTAACCAGAATTGTAAATGCAACTGTATTTGCAAATGGTATTGTAGAGCAAGGTTCTTTACCAGATGTATCAACCGCTACACATGGAACAATTCTAATAAGAAATAAATGTTGTAAAAAAGAATGTGTAGATGATGATCTTGCATTTTAATTATATATCCTTATATATAATTAAAATAATAAATAATATATATGGATAAGTTTATAGCAAAAAATGAAATATTAAATAGAATGGATAAAACATATGAAGAACGAAATAATAAGAATAAAATTATTTGTGAAATTAATTATAAAAACTTCAAAATAAAACTAATAAATCAAATTAATGATTATTCTAATAATAATAAATATGTTGTAAAATCAGATTATATATATGTATTAGAAGAAATTAAAACAAAAGATAATAATATAAATTTTATAACAAAACAACAATTAAATGATGTTATAATAGAATTAAAATCTTTAGGATATAAAGTAATTAAATATAAAAAGACATTAACAAAAGGTTGTTATTGTTTAAAAATTTCATGGTATGATGATTATTATTGTTTATAAAAATTGATTTTTATATATATTTAATAAACATATTATAATATAATATATTATGGGGTGTGATTTTTATATTATAAAAGTATTATACATTTATTATAATGATAATACCTATACATCTATTGAATTAGACAGAGATAGAGGATTTTATTGTTATGATTTTGATGATGATGATCCAGAATATGAAGAGAAAAAGAATGAATATATTAAAAAAATGTTAATTCCTCATATGAATCCTATTATTTTATATGATAATTATACTTTTAAGAATATGTCTTATCAAAATAAATATAAATTATTAATAGAAAATGAAATATCAAAAGAAAAAAAAATTTGGAATGATATTATTAAAATTATAAAAGTAGAAGAACGGGAAGAAAGATTTTAGTTTTTATTTATTTATTAAAAAAATGAAACCTAAAAATAAAATATAATTTATTTCTATAAATTATATTTTACTTTTAATTTACTTTTTTTTTATAAAAATAATAAAAGTTTTTATTTTTGTAAAAATAAAAACTTTTATTATTTTTATAAAAAAATGAAACCTAAAACAATTAAAAGATACAAATAAGAAGATACATAATAATGGAGGCTATCACAGATAGATATATAACTGAATATAAGCCGATTGGATATACAACGAAAGACATAGTAGATTATGTAAGGGAGAAATATAAGATAGACAAGGGGGAAAAAGTAGGAACATATGGTAAATTAGATCCATTAGCGAGAGGAGAGATGTTATTTACAGTAGGTGAAGATTGTAAATTATTAAAAGAGATTCATGATTTGAACAAAGTATATGAATTTGAGTTAGTAGTAGGAATATCAACAGATACATATGAACCAATGGGGATAATTAGAGAAATGAATACAGATTATGATATAAAACAAACATATGATAAATTAAATGAAATAATAAATAAATTAAATGGTAAAGAATTAGAACAAGAATTTCCAGTATATTCAGCATATAAAATAAGATATAATGGAGAAGTAAAACCATTATGGTATTGGGAAAAAATGGGAAAAATAAAAGAAATTAAAATACCATCAAAAAAAATCAAGATACATAAAATTAAAAAAATAAGTGATAAAGTTATTTATTTACAAGAATATATAAATGAAGTAATAGATGATATAAATAAAGTAGATAAGAGTAATGATTTTAGACAAGACATTATAATAGAAAAATGGAAAGAATATTATAAAAGAGAAGTTAAATTATTAATAATTAAAATAGAAATTGATGTGAGTTCAGGAACATATGTAAGAGGAATTGCGGATTATATAGGTAAAATAATAGGAATTCCATGTCATGCTAACAAAATAACAAGAATAAAATTATATAAATAATAATAATTTTATAATATAAATAGTATATGAATAATAATATAAAAATAAATGGTCCAATAAATGTAGTAAGATTAGAAAATAAAGATGATAATAAAATTTTATATTTATTTATGGACATACATAATGAGGTAAAAGAACAAACAGAATGTGATGAAATTAATGCAATTGATATAAGAAATTTATTTATTGATAAATTATCAAAAACAACAATAACATTAGATTGTTTTTTTGAATCTTTTTCATCAAATACAGAAGGTCAATCAATGGGTTATGTATATAAGAAACGATATATAGATGAAGTAAATAGAATATTTAATAAAGAATTTAAATTTAACAAAGAAACAAAAAAAATAGATAAATCATTAAATTTTCCAAACATAAGAATACATTATATGGATTATAGAAATTGGTTTGATTTTTTTTATATATTTGATACATTAAATGATATAATATCATTATTTAATCATATGTTGATGAAATTATTTTTAGATAAAAAAGTATTAACATCTATTATTAAAAATTTAGAACATTTATTAAAAACGATAGATTATATTGATAGTTATACAAATGTAAATATTGATATAACTAATATATATAGTAAAACTAATTTAACTACAAAAGATAAACAACAAATTAAAGATTATTTAATATATAAATTACATAAAATATATAAAAATGAAAATATTAATCAATTAATAATAAATTTAATAAATATTGAATTAAATCCAAGAAAAGATAAATTAAAACAATTAATACAACAATTAATATATCAAATTACTGAATTATTAAACATAGATATATTATTTGATTATCCAAATGAATTAAATTTGAATATAGATGAAAAAATAAATATAGATAATTTACCAAATATTTTAATAAATATGTATAATACACAATCATCAATAATAGTAAGATATCATTTATGTAGTTATTTAGAAATGATGGATTTAATAAAATTGATGTATATAAATTATTCATCAATATTAACAGATTTATTTTTTTTAAGGAGATTTTTAGATAATGAATATATTAAAAATGGAGTAGTATATACGGGATATATACATAGTATATTTTATATATACACATTAGTAAAATATAAAAATTATAAAATAACAAATATATCATATATAAGAAATGATAAAACAATAGATGATATAAATAATGATATTAAAAAGATGGAAATATTTGAAGAATTGATAGTATATATAATTCCTCCATATAAAATACAATGTTCAGATATAAGTGAATTTCCAGAATTATTTAGATAAAATTAGGGATATTATTAGAATAAATAACATTATCGATATTATTAAAAAGATAAATATATAAAGAAAAAATAAAAATTTCAGGAGAAAATTCCAAAGTGATATTAAAAGATTTAAGTTTAGAAGATAAATCATGATTATTAATAATTTTAGAGATATTAGGAATAATATTAAAAAGATCTAAATATGTTTTAGTATTAAGAATAAAAAAATTATCAGGGAAAATAAGTTTAGGTTTAAGAAAATCAGAACAATAAAATTTAAGAGGATTAATATCATAAAGATTAATTGAGATAGTTCGTAGAAAATCAAATCTGGAAGTAATAACAAAATCATATTTTTTATTAAATTTTTTAATATAATCAAAAAGAGTATTTCTTACTTTTGTGCGGGAAAAGAATTGAGAATAAACATTATTAATATTAGATAATTTATGATTATCAGTATTAGAAAAACAAACAGAATTAAAATAAATAGATAAATTAAATTTAATAGGTTTATCAAAAGAGAAAGATTTAGGTTTATAGAGATTATTAATTTTGGATATAATATTTTTATTAATAACAAGGGATGATTTAGGAATAATACGCCAAGGAGATGCATCATAAAAAATTTCATTATTTTTAGATTCATCAAACCAAGTATGATAGAAAAAATCAAATTTAAAATCAGGATATTGATTAATAAAATGAGAAATATTTTTATAACCTTCAATTAAATTTCTTGGTTGTCCATATAGACAATATGCAATTTCTTTCATATATTAATATTTATAGTTATTATAAATTATTTTAACAAATAAATTATAATAAAAAAAATTGATATTAAAATAATTTGAATATCTTATTAAATTTGATATTAATTATTATGGAATATACATTCCCTACTGAATTTATTCCATTTAATAATGGAATACGAGTATCATTAGGAGGAAATTGGAATATTAATGATATAATTAGTGAATTAGAAAAAGAAAATAATGAATCTATATTTACATGTATTAATTATGATAAATATAGAAAATTAAGGAAAAAAACAACTATTAAAAGATATAGTTTTATTAATTATGTTAGAACAATATCATCATTAAAAACTGTATATTCAGAAGAATCTACAGAAAATTTTTATAATATAATTAAACAAAATAATGAATATCTAAAAGTAATAACATTAAAAGATTATAATATTTATGATAAAAATTTAGAAATATTATTTAGTAAAAGAATAATAAATAAAATAATCCAATCATTACTATATTACAATAATGAACAAATAAAAATAGGTATATATTCAGCAGGAATGTCAGAAATAAATATAGTAACGATTGGATATATTTATTTGAAATTAATGGGTCATGAAGTAGAACCTAGAATAGATTTAGGGGTTGATAATATTAGAAAAACAAAAAGTATAATAGATACAATAAATAATAATGATATTATAATAACAACAGCAGGAATGGAAGCAGTATTACCGACAGTAATAGCAGATATATCATATAAACCAGTAATAGGAGTTCCATCAATAGTAAGTTATGGTATGGGAGGAAATGGAATAGCAGGAATTAATTCTATATTAATAACAGATTCACCAGGAATAGCAGTATTTAATATTTCAAATATATATGGAGGGTGTATATTTGCTAATAATATAGCAATATATTTAAAAAAAAGGATGATGTCAATAGAACCAAGATCAATAATAAGATTTAATAAGAGTAATTATGAAATAAGATATATAATAGATAAAACAATGTTAGATACGAGTTTTAATAGAGGAATAACAGTTGAAAATAAACAAATAGAAATAATTAAAGGAGATATCGCAAATTCAGTAAGATATAATATACCAATATTAAGAGTAAATGATAAGACTGAAACACAGATAAGATTATTTATGAATCATAAAATGTATTTATTAATAGAAGATGGTTCAACATCAGAAATATTAGATAAAGATGATAGATTCAAATTAATAACAACTCAAGAAGAATTACCAGAAGAGGAATTTTTCAAAGTAAGAATTAATAAAAAAATAATGTATTTTAGAATGAATTCAATAATAAGACAACAACGACAAGAATATTATGATACAGAAAAAGTAGCAATAATATGTGGAGGATATGGTGATCAACAATTAGCAATAGAATGTAGTTATTATTTACGGATTAATTCAATAAAAGTAGATATATTTAATTATATATCAGTAAATAATTTAGTATTACATGATGAAGAATTTAAGAAAATATTAGACCAATATAGTATATTTATAGTGATAGCAGGAAACAATGGAACAATATCAAATTTAGTAGGTAGTATAATTAAAACAAAACCAATTATAGCAATTCCAAATTCTGATGAAATATATACAACACAGATTATGTTACAGAATTGTGTTGCAGGAATTGCAGTAATAGGAAATAAAAATGTATATAGTGCATCTTCATTAGCATTATCAATTATGTTTAATCAAACTATTTAATTTTTATTTTATGTTTAACTAACCATTTTTTATATATTTTCATAGCATCTTCCATATCTTTAGTTCTATAAGGATGATATTTTGCTCGATGATACATAGTAATAATAACTTGTTTTTGGTAAATAATATCTTTAGATTTTATTTTAGATATAGTATCTAAAGCAGATTGTTTATTTTTAAATCCTAAACCTTTAAGAGAAGTTTGAGGATGATTATCAGAATATAAATTCATTATATTCTGATAATTAGATAAAATTAAAATAGAATAAAAAAAATAATAATTTATTTAAAAAATAATTATGTAAAATAAAATATTTTATAAAATAATAATAAAAAGAATCAACTAAATATAATAATTTTTTATTAAAAATCATAAAAGGAAAAATAAATTTATTAGCATAATCATGTAAAAAATGATATTTATTAGAATCAAAATCATAATCAACAACAAACCGAAGAACATAATAAAGTATATATTTAGATAATGGAAATGTTTCAATATATAAATTAGAAACAATAATACAATTATTTAATTGATTTGAATAGAAATTTTGTTTAAGTAAAGAATTATAATAAGGAGAAATATTATTTAAAATATAATTGATATAATTTATTGTAAAATTTTTATTAGAAATATTAGGATTATAAGTATTATGAAATATATATGAGAAATTATTTGAATTAGATAATTTAGCATATAAATATTCCCACATAATAACATAATCAAACATAAAATCAATATAACCATATTCATAATAAATGGGAATAATTGCAATTATAAATGATAACATAACTTTAGTATATTGTTCATTATTAAAAATATTAGAATTATTATCTTTAGAAATAGAAATATTTTTAGCAACATTATGAATTTTATTTAATTTAATAATTAATTTATTATTAGGATTTGATAAATCAGATTTCATAAAATCTAAAATATATTTTAGGGTATAATGATATCTTTTTTTAATTGTATTTTTATCTTTATGATTATTAGTATTTACTAATACATTAGTTAAATCAGCATCATTAAATCCAATAAGTAATAGAGAATTATAATATAATAATAATTGCAATATATTATTTTTGAAAAATTGTTGTCCATTATTTAATATTGTATCTAAATTATTAAAATTGTTCATTTTATATATAAATTATATATAAAATTAACTTAAATTGAACTTAAGAAGAACATTGACCAAATAATACCTGGTGATATAGTAACAAGATTATCTGAACTAGGTGAAACATTTAATAAATATTGATCATTATCACCTAAGGTATATTGATAACCAGCACTACTACCAGAAGTGTTAGTAAAACCAGGAATAAAATAAATACCGATATTTCTATTACCTTGTAAAACAAGATCAGCAGTTAAATTAAGCGTTTCTCTAATTTCACCATTTGGAAAATCTTTAGGGGTTTCGAGGTATC